CGATGTATATTTAGAGTTTGATTTTAATGGTTACCATCCGCGATTGTTAGGAACTTTAACTGGATATGAGTTTGATAAAGAAATAAATGTTTACGCTCAAATAGCAGAAATATTGCAAACTGAAGACATACCCAAAGTTAAAGAAACAACATTCCAAAATTTATATGGTGGTATAAGATATGAATTACAACAAAGACCATTCTTTAGGAATGTACATATGCTTACAGATAATCTTTGGGATGAAATACAATACGGAGGTTCAATTACGGCGCCATCAGGAAAAATATTTCGTTTAAAAGACATTGAAAATCCTAATCCTCAAAAAATATTAAATTATCTTATACAGAATTTCGAAACATCACAAAATGTTGAACAATTGTTTAATTTATTTAATGATTTTAGAGTATTAAAATCAAGAATTGTGTTATACACGTACGATTCTATATTAATAGATGCTGTAAAAAGTGAAATACCACAAATTAAAGAGATAATATCTAAATTTAAGTACCCAACTAAAGTAAAAATAGGAAACAACTATAACGAATTAACATAAGATACCTAATGGTTATGACAGAAAACCCAATATTTATCACCAGTTATGAATTTAATGATATCATTATAAATGACATGGTAGGAAATAAACTTTTTTGCACATTTGTTGCACAAGATAAACTAGACGAAACTCTACATACACTTACAAATAAATACTCAATTCTGTACAATAAAATATTCGTACTAGAATCCCCAGATACTGATGAGTTTATATTAACCTATAATATAGATGTAATTAATACTAGCTCTAAAAATGCATTGCCTATCACAATTTTATTACACCGTAAAAAAGAATCAAATACTTTATATACAATCAATGCTCTTAACGCTTTGATCAAAGAATTAAATAAAGGTGTATTAGATACTAATTATAAAGTAAATTGGTTAGACCACCAAAATGTTATTTTACTTACACAAGAAGGAGGATTAAGAAAAGTACATACAAAAATTCACAATATAGTTAAACTATAATTTGGATTCCCCAACTTTCTTTTTTATATTTACACAAAACAAGTTATAAACAAATTTTAAAAACGTTATGGATTTATCTTTAATTAAACAAACATTAGAGTCCTTCAACAATAAAGGACAGTCTAAGGAAAAAACTGACTACACAAAGATTTTTTGGAAACCTAAAGTAGGAAAACACCAAATTCGTATTGTGCCTTCTAAATTCAATAAATCTACACCTTTCCGTGAAGTTTATTTTCATTATGGGTACACTAAAGGTCCTATTTTAGCATTAACAAATTGGGGTGAAGCTGATCCTATTGCAGAAGCAGCACAAAAACTTCGCAAATCAGATAACCCAGATCATTGGCAAATGGCTAAAAAGATTACTCCTAAAATGAGAGTGTTTGCACCTGTTATCGTAAGAGGTGAAGAAGACAAAGGAGTTCGTTTATGGGAGTTCGGTAAAGAAATTTACACTCAATTAATGAACATTGCTATGAATGAAGATTACGGTGATTTTACCGATATTCAAGATGGACGTGACTTTATTGTAGAAGGAACAGATGATACAGTAGCAGGTCGTAAAGTAGTAAAATGTATTCTTACACCAAGAGTAAAAACTACACCTATTACAGAAGATGCAGTAGCATTACGTTCATACTTAGATGAACAACCTGATATCTTTGCTATCAACAAAAAACACACTTACGAAAGTTTAAAAGAAATCTTCGAAAAGTGGGCTAATCCTGAAGAAGAAGAAGACAATACTCCTATTGCTTCTACTGACGATGAAGATGAAACACCAAGTATGGGAGATTTACCTTGGGAAAAGAAAGAAGAAAAATCATCTCCATACACATTACAAACAAAACAACCAAAAGCTGACAAATTCGAAGATTTATTTGATAAAGAATAATTATGGCCAAAAGAAACACTATAAATGATGCGGCATCTGCTGCCATCAGGTCATCTTCTAACAAAGGATTTGATTTAGATTCATTCAAAAAATCTAAAAATCTATCAGAGTCATCAAAGTTTAAAAAACAAAGATGGATCCCATTCTCACCTGCAGTAGCTGACGCACTCTCTATCCAGGGAGTGCCGATGGGGCAGGTAACTATAGCTAGAGGGGGGTCAGATACTGGAAAAACTACATTAATGATTGAAGCAGCAGTTTCTGCTCAACAACTTGGAGTATTACCTGTGTTTATTATTACTGAGATGAAATGGGATTTCGCTCATGCTAAAAAAATGGGCTTAGAAATTGAAGCTGTATCTAATACCGAAACTGGAGAAGAAGTTGATTATAAAGGATTTTTTATATATGTTGATAGATCTTCATTAAACACTATTGAAGATGTAGCTTCATTTATTGCTGATATTTTAGACGAACAGAAAAAAGGTAAATTACCTTATGATCTCTTATTCCTGTGGGATTCAGTTGGATCAATTCCATGTGATATGAGTGTTAAACAAGGTAATAACAACCCTATGTGGAATGCTGGTGCTATGGCTACTCAATTTGGTAATTTTATTAACCAACAATTCCCACTATCACGTAAAGAAAAATACCCTTACACAAATACATTCTTTGTAATTAATAAAACTGGAGTACAACCAGCATTAACACCAATGTCACAACCAAGAATGACAAATAAAGGTGGAAATGCAATGTATTGGGATGCTGCTATTGTAATTACATTTGGAAACGTTACAAATAGCGGTACTTCTAAAATTAATGTACAACATAAAGGTAAAAAAGTAGAATTTGCTAAACGTACTAAAATAGCAATTGATAAAATTCATGCTGACTGTGGTATTGCAACGGCATCAACAGTTATAGTAACACCCCATGGATTCATTCCAGATACACCTGAAGCTGTAAAAGAGTATAAGAGAACATATGCTCATGAATGGTTTGAAGAAGTAACAGATGCAGATAGTTTACAAATTGTTGAAGACGCTAGTGAATGGAATGAAAGTCAAAGTATATCACCAATGTTAGAAATTGAAGACTAATGTTTGATAAAAGATTTCTTCGCCAAGTATTGGATTCAATAGTAGAAGACAAACCTACTAAAAACAGTAGAGTACTTATTATAGATTCTATGAACACGTTCATAAGAAACTTCTCATCAATAAACTCACTTAACCCGGCAGGCCACCACATAGGTGGTCTGGTTGGTTATTTGCGAAGCATTGGGTATGCTATTAAAACATTCCGTCCTACTAGAGTAATATTAGTGTTTGATGGTCATGGTAGTACCGTTAATAAAAAGAATTTATATCCTGAATATAAAGGTAATAGAAGTATATCTCGTATTACAAATTGGGATATATTTGATGATAAAGGTGATGAAAGTGAAGCTATGACTAATCAAATGACTCGCCTTATACAATACTTAAAACAACTTCCTGTATCTTTAGTATCAATTGATAAAATTGAAGCTGATGATAGTATAGGACTTATAGCAAATCATTATGCTAGTGAAGAGGATTGTAAAACAGTAACGATTATGTCAGCTGATAAAGATTTTTATCAATTAATTAATGATAAAATACAAGTTTACTCACCTATTAAGAAAAAAGTATACAAGATTAATGATGTTATTGATGAATTTGGTGTTCATCCTAACAATTTCTTAATATATAAAACATTAATGGGAGATAATTCAGATAATCTTCCAGGAGTTAGGGGATTAGGCCCTAAAAAAATTATTAAATTATTTTCTTTAGATGATTCTCATGAATACAAACTAAATGAAATTTACAAAATAAGCGAAGATAACGCAAGTAAAAGTCCAATGTACGCAAGTATATTAGAAGTAAAAAATCAATTGAATATTAACTATCAATTAATGAATATACGCGAACCGAATATATCAGATGATAGTAAAGAAGACATAATTGGTTTATTAAACGAAAATATAAATCCATTAAATGTAGGAGGATTTATGGTACTATATGATTCAGATGGTTTAAATAATTCTATACCAAATACTCACGCTTGGTTATCAGAAAATTTTGGATCTCTCATATTAAAATAGTATATTTACAAAAATAGGTTATTAACAATTAAATAGGTTATAAATTGACAACTTTATCAAAACTGTCCCAATACGGACCAGCATTTCAGATTAAGGTAATAGGAGCTCTATTAACAGATAGAAACTTTCTAATTACAATTTCCGATGCTTTAACTGAAGAATACTTCGAAAATACATCACATCAATGGGTTATTAAAGAAGTTCTAAACTATTTTCATAAGTACCATACAGTTCCATCAATGGAAGCATTAAAGGTAGAAGTACAAAAAATTGAAAATGATGTTTTAAAAATAGCAGTTAAAGAA